TGTCAACACATTTACAATTTCTTTGATTTCCATAACAACCTCTCTCTTTATTGTCTTTATAGTATAGCAGGAATATCCAGAATGTCAAGCACTAAATTCATTTAATTTAAACTTTTTTTAGTGCCAGCAATCTTCCTTCGAGCCACATATCAGCCATATCTTCATTCATCGGACCCATAAAGACTTTATCTGCTAAACCTCTTGTCTGCAGAACATACGCAATCATTTTTGCAGTTTTAGCAAAGCCAACCAAATTCGTCCGATTGGTGAACATTTTGATTAAGCCGTTCTCACTAGTTACGTAATTAACTTTATTCATGGATTTATCTCTCTCTTTTCATTTCTCATCTTATACATAGAATATATCAGATAATTTGGTAAATGTCAAGCGAAATCGTCATTTTTATTTTGAATAAAAACAGTAACTTATGATTTTATTTTGATTTATTTAACCACGGAGGGAGATGTCTAGCGTGGATTTTACAGCCTATAAACTGATTATACCATTCATCCGATATAAGCACATCATTGTCAAACTGAGCCTTGGCTTCGAAGTATGACATTTCCCCTTTGGTGTGACAAAGCCTTATAATTTCTCTTTTGTAATTATCTGGCCCTCGTTGTTCAACGAGTAGGGAGAGTTCCTTACTAGATCCATAATACTCTCGCCAGTCGCTTGGGACTTTGGTTCGTACTCGCCTAGTTCTTTTTGAATTTTTTGGTAATACCTTAGGGCGCCAAAAGTTCTTTTTACCGAGATACTTTTTACCTGTATCCAGTTCTGTGATGATGTATATGAACCCTTGGTAGTCATCTGGTTGTTTATCATATTCAGTTTCTTCATAATACCATGTCATACAGTTATATATTAAGTTTCTAAGATCGCTTCTACATCAGCCCTACGTCCACATATGGGACAAAACTCAGGTGCATCTTGCGTTTCTGTTAATATGACTGTTACGTTATCGCACTCTTCACATTCTATTTTAAATTCGTTTTCCACTGACTTCCCTTATTTCTTTTTTTCGTTCATCGGTTGCGGCAAGCCATTCTCTTATTTCATCCTGGGTTCTACCACAACCGATGCAAATTTTATCGACCAAAGTGCATATCTTTACACAAGGGCTAGAAGTCAATTTCACAAGCTCCACCAGCACATGCTGCCGCGCCTAGAGTATCAACATCAGTAAACACCTGCTCTGTAAGATCCTCGTTCCAGTTTGGCATTTTCAAATGCTGTTGAATTTTATTCCATTTATGATAAAGAAAGGCATCTTTCAAACAATGCTCTGTCTTTTTGATATCACCTTTTAGATAGCTGTTAGCAAAGTTTTCGAATCTTCGCACCCAGTCTTGTCTAGCAGAATTTTCAGAAGATTCTAAAGAAATATCTAAGCCATATCCCTGTGCAGTTGCACATGCGTCCCATAGATTAGGAAATACTTTTAGCGCATCTACAACAAGACCTGAAGCAAAGATTGATGCACCACCATATTTCTTAACCATTTCTTTTTCATCAATCACTGCAGTATTTGGTGCTTGATTATAATCTTTATCACCAGACATACTTAAGAAAGAGATACCAGAAAATGAGTAACGATTTTCAAACACATATTTTTCTACTTCATCCCAATCGTCTACGATGATCGTGTTTGACACATTGTGGCGAATGCCTTTATCTGCACAAAGGTCTTCATTTGTGCCAGCAATTACCCAGTGCTTCTGAGCTTTCGCTACAAGTTCAAGGTGTTTTACACCAAGCAATTCATCTTTGTACATCGAACCTTTATTAGGAATAATAGGATAAGAAATAACAACATCAGTTCCGTTTGCTGACCAAACAGATTCTTCAACCATGTAAGGATTAGATTTCATGATTGCTTGTGTGATTTCAGATTCTTTATTCATTTGAATATTACGAATGTACTTCGCTGAATGTTCTGCATGAATACCACTAGCAGTCTGTAATAGAACAGAAGCATTACCAGATGGTTTAACACAAGTGGTACGAGCCGCGGCATTGATGCCAATAATCTTTGCTACCCTCTTGTTAATATCTTTTACAATCTCTGCACCCTTTTCTAGAACTTTTTCATTAAAAAGAACTTCAGGGTTGTTCATCCAACCTGTAATAGAAACTCCTAAAAGTGCTTCACGATCAAAAATTTTCTTAGATGTGTCTGACAAGAATTTAAAGTCTGTGTATCCAGCTTGAAGTGTACCGAGAATAGCACCCGCTCTACACGCTGTATAGAAGTCTTCTTCTGTTTTACATAGACCACCATTAATCTCTGTTAGGTTACAGCCTTGCCAACCTGATTTTCCTTTATACTGTGGAAACATGCCAATCTCAACGCAAGGGTTTGTTGTGTGTTCCTTTGATGTAGTAAAGTAGAAGCCTGGCTCACCAAACGATTTAACAGATTCCATAATCTTTGCAAACATTTCAGGCGTTGCTTCGTCTCTTACGATTACGGCAGAGTTATTTGAACGACCACGTTGTGGATTATCAATAAACCAATTGCCTGTCTTAGCATTCATCATCTCATCATCTTCAGGTGAGAACAGACAAATTGTAGCTGAACGGCGAACGCCACCTGATAGTACCGCATCAGCGGCATGCATGCAGATATCATACACTGTAATCGGCTTAATCGCTAGAGGCTCCTTTGAATCAATTACAAGACTTTGTAAAATCAATTCAATTTTGTCAAGTGACTTACGAAGACCTTCTGGTCCTGGTGCTTTAAACCCACCAGAAATCTTTGCGCCTTTTGGTCTGATATTTGTCAGGTCAAAGAATACTCTACGACCTTCATACTCTGGATACTTACCACCGCCAACAAAGTAAGAAGACATCAAAACATCAAGTGCAGATGCCCAACCCTCAATAGAGTCCTCTACAATATAACCTTTTGCCTGCTTTGTACGTTGCTGAATATTAGGCAGTTTAGCAATGTGATGCGACTGTACAGAAAATCCTGCACCAGCACCACAAAGAAGAATATAGAAATATTCACCAAAATATTCTGGGCGATCTGCATAAGACGATGTGCAATTATACATTCTCATCTGATGTTTCATAAGAGAGTCGCCGCCAAATTGCAAAGCTCTCTGAGCACCAAGGACACGCTGTTCTTTATAAGCTGCCCGGGCTTCTTCTAAATATGGTCTCAGTGTATCTTCATAAACTGAGTAATTCTTTTCGTGCATTTCTAGCACTCGGTCTACAGCTTCGTCCCATGATTCGTAGCCGCCGTTGCCTGTTTCTTTAAAGCGAGAGTATCCTTCGTAAAATTTCGTTTTAGACAAAAACTCTCTTGTGTCTACGTTTTGTGTAGCCATCAGTGTACCTCGATTTTGGTGGTGATTTAATTTATATGTAGTATTATATAGCAAAACGCACTCCTTGTAAAGCTTTATTTTAGCCCAGAAGTGCGTTTTTTAATAAAATATTTTTTTTATTTTTACTCGAAATGATCTTCAATGACATGTAGAACGTCTTGCCATCTAGCAATTTTTTCTATCTCATTTACGACTGATTCTGTGACATCCGAATGTTCTCCAATGCCAGCTGGATTGTTTAGATAAATTTCTACATTCATTTTGTGAACAGCAAGATTGCCCTTAGCATGGTCTTTTACTGCACTTAGTATTTCTTTACGCATTTCACTCATTATTTTTTCCTTGCTTTATCAATTGCTCTAGAACCAAACCAAAATGAAATAATAGCCGCAAAGATTGCCTTTGTATCTTCATCCCATAATAACTGAATTGCTTCAGAAAATTCAGTTCCTTTTTCAAGTGCTTCCATTAAAAGCGTAATTTCAATAGTAGCGAATAGTCCAAAGAACGCATAGGTAATTACTGGTCGCACAGATCTTTGCAATCCAGAAATAAACCCTGTTCCTTTGTTAATACTTATATCATGTTGAATCAGACGATCATGCTCTTTGTCTGCACCCATCTGCTCGTAGACTTTAATTTCATGGTCATAGCCTTGAGCCCTCAGCTCAGCCATTGTCTTCATCTTTTCAATTTCATGTTTCTTATCTGCTTTGTCTTTAAACGAATCTGTAATTGCAGGTACGGCAGAAGAAGCAAATCCAATCAGTGATCCTAATATAGAAAGCATTATAATATTCCTTTTTCGTGATAATAATCTCTAAACCTTTTGAGTAAAAGAGGTTTGCCTTTTTTCTTACGGCGATCATGTACAGTTTTTGCTTTGAATCTTGGACCCATTGCGGTATCTGCTGGATTAGGAATCGCAGAAGTATTTACTGTCGGTTCTTCTTTTATCTTTTGCATAATATTTCCTTAATACCAGATTTGAGGGTTTCCAGATGCTCCGCCTCCGCCTCCTCCGCCAGCAACATCAGAAGCTATGCCACGAGCATACGTAAATCTGCTTCCAACTTCAATTCCAAATTTATTTCTTAACTCTTGTAAATTAAAAGATGGTGTGTATGCGTCATATACCTCATATCTAAGCACACTTGATAATGAGGTATACGTATGATCATAGTTTGCATATTTGGCAGCAATCTTTGTGGTGTCACTTACCGTTTTATTTACTTGGTAATTAATGCTGTTAAAAGAATAATTAGATTGCGTTGCGGTACCCGTCATGCTGTAATTTGAATCTACTTCAGACCCTGCCGCCCCATTTCCAACATTAAATGTTACTTTTCGCGCGGAATAAGATAACGTCCCAGTAAGAGGGTTTGTGGGAAGTGTTTTAATTCCCACAAACCCTAATTGTAGCGGAATGCCAACTGAATCTCCATTATATACCCTATAAGATATAGTGGCCATAGGTTATCCTTAGATGCTTACATTAGCAGTGATATCGCTTAATCCTGCACCAGTAATTGACACATTCTGTGTAACATCACCACTGGTTGAAGTAGTCATAGTTTTAAGAAGAGGACCACCGGCACTATCAAAATGCATTGTCGACCCTGTGATTGCCAAATTAACACCAACGGCTAGCCTTGTTCCTTCAACACCGTAGGCACTTACTGCCACGCTTGTAGCAATAGTACTTCCTGAGTAATTATATGAAGTTGCGGCAGGAGTAATACTTACACTATATGGCAAGTTAACTGAAAGCAAATGTAAATCAGCAATGCCGCCACCAGGGGCCTTTTCCATTCCCCAAATTCTACCAAGTGAATCTCTACCTACTTGATGGAAAGTTCCTGGAATTGATGAAGCTAATGTCCAGCCAGTTGAGTTGTTCCAACCATAGACATAGAAAGCATCATTACAGAATACTCCCATAATTGTCTTTGCGTCATTTAGATAGACCATACCGCGAGGAGTTGCAGGAATAATAACAGCCGAGTGATGTGTTAAAGCTGTTGGATCAGATGCGGCGCATGAATACGATACAAATGTTCTTGCCTTATCAGATCCGGAATATGCGTTATCATAGCCATTAAAGCTATAGAGTGTTAAGTATCTTGTTCCGCTAGATACTAAAGTGTCATTCCACCATGTTTGTCTTCCAAAACTATATGATGAACTGCCTGCTTGAGTAGCATCCAGATGATGGACTGAACTTAGATCACCAGTAACACCCGTAGCCTGTTCTCTAGTAAACGCATCAGTAGAAGCATTCCATCTATAATAAAATGGAAAGTAATTAAAGTTTGTATCAAAGTAAGGAACATAGAACCCCTTATCTCCTGATGCCGCACCTGATGTAAAGTCAGTAAATGTCATTGACGCAAATTTAGCTGATGGGCTCAGAGCCAATGATGTGTTAGTTCTTTGTCCGCCATAACTTTGCTCAGCGGCGGCAGGTGCCGTATTAAATGTATGAGCAGTTGTTTGTGTATTAGCCGCAGGATTATAAGAGTGTATAGTTTGTTGATAATCATTTGCGATATTATTTTTGAAAAAGAAAGGAGTATCACTACTGGCTGAAGCTCCAATATATTGCGTAGTATAGTTTTGAGCATATAAACTTTGAACATAAGTCATATCGTTAAAAGCGAAAGTGCCGTAACCATCATATGATTGCTCGGTATATACATAACCATTAGAGCCATGCGACAAAAATACTAGTTTATCAGATGACGTATGGTAATGAACAATCTGATGAGGTTTCATATAGTTATTTGACCAGCTATAATTGCTGTAGTTACGCTGAGACTGATTTTGGTTGAAATCAGGATTAGTAACATCTAATTCTCCTGGATTTTTCCAAGATGCAATTTGTGTTGGCGTAGCTCCTAGCCATGAGTATCTTTGCCAAACTACTCGCTTGTCTCCATTGCTAGAGGTCCATTCCGACATAGCGCCTGTTCTAGCTGTCGGGTCCATAACCCTATAGTATGAATTCTGTACAACAGTTGAAACGTTATCACTATTATTAGTAGTATTACTGTTTGATGTACTTCTGGATTGTCTTGCGTAACCAGTATCGCCAGATAGAGCCATACCGAATCCTGCATTTCCGCAATATGTGTCAGTACCTGCTGTAGATACGTTAGTACTCATTACTCCAGAATATCCAGACATAGTAGTATTATTTTGATAATCGTGTTTTGCCACGTTTGAGGCATCATAACCTCTAAAATGAGAATCCCATTTTGGTGTTATAGTAGCCTTATTATATCCTGCTCCGTAGAGAAACATTGTGTCACTATTGGAAGAAGCAGGATTTTCAATAATTCCAGCGACATCATTAACCGCGCTTAAAATTTTAGCCATTTGGATTCATCTCCTTGTACCAAGCAATAACTTCGGCTTCATCTGCCCAATCAGTTCTAGTACCATCTCCCAAAGGCTTCCATGGTTGAACATCAACCTTTCCGGTGGTATTGTTTGTGATAGTAGCCGTGCCTGCATCGAGAACGGCTGTACAAAGTAACACATGATCGTCTGAATCGGGGCTACCAGGATAAGTAATGGTAAAATCGGTCATATGTTCCTCTGTTGTATTAACTAACTAGTTACTATTTATACTCTTTTGTATTTAAACTGAATATTTAAGTCTGCTCCAGGAGATGATCCGCCTATTGCAGTTACATCAATTGTAATGTAATCTCCCTCATTCATAGTAAACGTTGGAGAAGCTACTGTCGAAGTAGTTTGTCCGGTTGTGAAGTTTATTGTTTTTTCGGTAGAACCATTCTTTTTTACTAATGCTGTTACTACAGCATCAGCGGCAGTTCCTAGCTTAGGAGTAATAGCTTTTATTGATAAATTAAATGGTGCATACCATCTCGCTGTTCCTGTTGTTACAGTAAGATCTGAACCTTGGTGAAGCGTAATATTATAAAGAATGTCGTTTAACAATCTGCTAGTTAGTCCAGCAGAATCAATAAAGGTAGATGTCTTAGTTGTAAATTCTGACGAATCAATAAAGTTTGATGTTGCATCATTACCAACTAAATCTACAATTTTCTGTTTAAACTGAGTTGTATTATCTAAATATACACCTAAATCTTGAGGTACAAATTGATTAGTAGATGCATCAAATACTAAACAAGTTTGTCCAGGAATAGAAGGAACCTCTCTCAATTCAACAGGAGTTGAATGGCCTTCTTGATCATGTTGAAAGTAAAGTGTTAAAAGACCCGAACCATTACTATCCATTGCAAGATCTTTTACGTTAATCGTACCAAACATTGATGAATGTAAACCACACGCATAGTACATTGTGTCAGGTGTAGAACTATCAACAGTCCATACAAGGTTTCCTGATTGTGCGCGTGACCCTGTTACGCCAGTTGTGTATTCACCAACATAGTTACCAGCTGAATAAAGACCAGCACTATCTGTTGTAAGATAAAATGGATGTCCAGAAGCGTTTACGGTAAACGTATATGTGCCACCTCTTCGAACTGGTCCAAGTGTAGGATTATTTCCAGTTGCTGTTCCGCTAAAAGCATATGCGCCTGATCCGCTATTCGCAACAGTGTATGTTACAGTAGGCGCCGATAAAGATGGAGTACCAAAAGAAGCAGGAATATTAACTTGCAATCTTTGAATTTCTGTATTAGCACCACCATTAATGTCTGGATGGGTTTGATCTGCAATATTAAGAGTTGATGTTGCCCATGTAGAAAGGTTTTGTACACCAGCACCTTCAATAGTTTTTAAATATATTTTATGAGTTTGAGACATACTGCCATATGTGTCATGTGCCGCAAAGTTATTGATAGTATAAGAACCAGCTTTATATAAAGGCACATTACTCTGAGTTATACCTGAAATTCCTAGTCTAGCATAAGCGACAGTTCCAGCGTCCCAATGCCATTTCCACATTGCACTAGATCCAGAGTCCGGAGCTTCTACATTAATAGTAAATACTTCAGGATCAATTGCTAAAGTATGAGGAATTGCAGAATCTTTGGTAGCTAGAGAAACTTGATTAGGATTACTGGTTTCAGTTAATCCTAACATTTTAGCAATGTTTCTAACCTTACTCATTCCATATTCTCCAATTACACTTAATACTTAATAACTATTTATATATTTCATTCACAGTTATGCATATTTTTTGATTTGTTTTTATATGCGTTGCTTCGTAGATGGGAATTCCAAAAACATCACCGATTGGAGAGCATTTCTCGCTAATTCTTATTTGGTCTTTAGCCCATACCATTTCATCTAGGTTTTTACTTAATAACTTACTTTCTTTTAATTTATAAATTCCAGGACTGATAGCCCCGTCATCTAATAAAAACCAAGTGTTACCCTCTAATACAACATCTATAGATGAAACACCAAGCTTTTCTATAATACTCTCAAGTTGATTATCCTTTAACCCATGATGTTCTTTAACAAGATACAGAGCAGATGCAAAACTACCAAGCTTACTGCCACCGCCGGGAATATTTGCCACCAACCTTTTAATGTTCGCACACAATCGAATAAACGGAGTGTACGCAGACTTCTTAGCATCGGTGTCAATTTTGACATTACGATCTCTTTTACCGTCTTTATCGATGATGCCCACCTTATGTGCATCCCAATCCTTCCAGTCTAGTACTAGCATTCTTATAAAACGGAATGCGTATGTTAAGTCTGCGGCTCTTTTAAGTAATCCCATTTAGACGTTCCTCAAAAACTCTACTACGTTTTTATCCATAGTTATTCCAGTGTATTGATCATTTCTTATATAACTTAGATATAATAATATGGGTTTAATTACTGGCCAATGTTTATCATCCAATCTTAATTGTAGTATTGCAAGAGCGGCTTGGATACCAAAAACATTAAATATGATTATGATATGATTCAATAGAAGTCTATGAGGAAACTCATTAGTTTCTAAGTATCGGTTTATCAATCGTTTTACATATTTAAATCTTTTCAAATCTTCAAAGAATTCGTCTTCATCAGAAAATTGAGGACTATAATAATGTTTAGCCGCATAAACAAGCAGTGTGCTATCAGTTAATTTTTCCATCATAAAAGTATATAGAGTTACTCTTTAATCAATGTTTTCATTTGACCGAGTAAGCTTGATTTACTTTGTCTACGGTCAAGTTCAACACCCTTTGTTCTACCAAGAGCTTCTAATTCAATTTTGTTCATCTCTTCGAGTGACTTGTTGTTTGCAGGAGCTTCATTCAATTGTTGTACTACTACTTCTTCCACTTCAACCTCTTCTACGATAGGTGCAATGCCATTATGTGCATCAGCTTCGCCCTGAGACATTCTTTGCGATTTAAGCAATTCACCAGTTTTTGGATGAGTCCATCCTCTAGTAGTTGCAACAGCGTTATCTAGGTATCCCATTATTATTTCCCCTTACTAGCTTGATATGCTTTTTCTGCGTCACGGTCGCCTGCGGCGTTAGCACCTTTTCTTAGGCGATCTTGTCTTGCTTTTGATTTATCATACATTTTATCTGCTTTATCAGAATTGCGACCAGCGGCAGCTTGTTTTGAAGCGAGTGCACCAATACGAGTAGTTCTCTTGCTTTGCTGATCTGCCGCTTTATGTAACTTTTCTGGGCTTAATTCATCAAGCTGTTCTGCTTCTTGAATATCTTCTTCAGCTTCCTCAACATACATTGAAGCATATGCATTAAGAATAGCTTCATTTTTCATTGCGCCAGGGTTTTTTACTGGTGTACCACCGGGTTTAATTTTAGTATCACCCTTCATATTATCATTACTACGGGCTTTGCCTTTCGGTACATTTGAAGTCATCTTAGCCGCATCTTTATTAATCATTGCAGGCTCATCTAAATGAGCTTCAGGACCCTTTGCAATCTCATCTTCTGCACCCTTCATCATATCCTTAGCGCCTTGACCTTTAATCTTGTCAGACATCTTTTCAGCTTCGGCTGCGTTCGGAGAATGGTTAGCTTTCTTTTCAGAAAGAACTGATTTAAGTACAGAACGAATGCGTGATTCTTTCACACCTTCTTTTTCGATTTTTGGATTCATTTCAACATCACCTTCTTTGCCGCCACCTTTGGCTTCGCTATTTTTCGTTTTTTTGTATTTCATTTCTTTTTTAGGCATAGGAACAGGCTTTGCACCAGAAGCTTTATCTTGTGCTTTAATTTCCTTATCTTTGTAATAGCCTTCAACAGTTTCTTCGCCAGTTTCTTCGCTCTTCATAGCTTTGCTAATTGCCTTACGTCTTTTGTGTAGATACTTATCAGAAGAATCGACATCACCATCGTTGTCAATGTCTTTATCTTTACGATCTTTATGCTTGCCTTTAAGTGCATCCTTGCTTACAGGATCCATTGATTTTTCTTGGACCATATCTTGGGTAGCCCGACCCCTAAAAGGATTAAAATCCATTGTATTCTCCTAAGTTAAAAATTGAGCTACATATGCTCCGATAGCCGCAATAAGGGCAGCATATACAAGTTTATTTATAAGACAAACTGTTCTATGATTGTCATCTACCTTTTTTTCTATATCATCCAGTTTAGTGGATAAACGATTCAATCTTTCGTACATTTTATTATGATCATCATTCAATGCATTAATCTTTTCTTCTGCCCGCGCCATAGCTACCATAGCATCGGCTAGCCTGTCTAGTTTTTCTTCGATTCTTGTTAGCCTTGGCTCATTATTATCTGCCATAAAAATTTCCTAAAACGGTTTTAATTCATTCTTTTTAATACTAATAAATTCAAGTACACGATCATCTTCGTCTACTTTCACCGTAAGTTTCTTACACGCCAATCTCATAGTACCTTTATATTCTGTCTTTCCTGGAGTTCTTACATTGCGAGAGATTGTTCGCTTTGCACCAAGACATTCACTTAGACCATCGCGTACAGTGTATTCTTTTAATTCAAGAGGACTGCCAAAGAACATTAATAGTACGATTGCTTCTTTGACCATATCATCCCCCAAGTTTCTCAGTTACACTCTTTGCTTTAATGCGTGGATTCTCGTCTGTATCTAACAAACGAATAATATAGTTATT